GCCATGTTGTTTATGCCTTTCATTCCAGACTCTCGCATAGAGCTATTGAAAGACGTGTCCGACGTGTTTTTTATTACTATCGCAGGTATTGTTGGTAGTTACATGGGTGTTTCTGCGTGGATGTCGCGTAAATAATTTTTATGTATACTATAATTTTTTCAGGAGTTAACTATGTCTGAAACACATATAAAAGTCCCGACATGGGCGCTCCCTCTCGCTATAGGGGCGCTGACTGTTGCAGTGTCTTATGGAACGGTCACGGCGAACGCGGAAGCCACCCAAGCTGAAGTTATACAACTAGAAGAAAAAGTAAGGGCGACAGCGGCTAAAGCCGAAGAAAACGGGACAAGCACAAAATTAAATGAGCAGGCCATCCAGACCATCACAAAAAACCTCGCAGCAATGGAGGAAACCGCCAAGGCCAGCGACCAAAAATTGCAGCAGCTCATCAACATTTTAATCCAGCAAAACCAAAATTAAATTGTGATCTACGGGAGTTTGTTCTCTTAGCAGACGTTCACCCGCCAGCAAAACGATTTGAGGTAGCGCAGAGTTGGCTTTACCATAACCAAGGCAAATGCGGTTATGGTGCCATGGTGTACATACAAAATAGAGGTGCCTACATTTTAGGCACTGCGTGGCAACGCCCTTTACACATTTTAACTTGGGCTCTTGTTGCCCCTAAAGCGCCGAAAACACAGGCTGTCAAGAAGAAGAGACGGCTGTAATGGACACGATGATGATTTTTGTTCTCATCGTTTTAGAGCGCAACCAACCTACTGGCGAAGAGTTTTACTTTCGAGAGCTTACGTCGTGCATTGAGTATTCTAACGCGCTAAACACCGGTAGTGTTGCGGAAAACAACTTTATCTTCAGTCAAAACCCTTACTTCAAAACCTACTGCCGCGTAAGAGAAATACCGGCATCTTCCGCGGGCACGAAGATAATTTTTCGTGACCCGGTTGTGCGTAAAGACGATGATTAACTTTTTCTGACTTTATTATTTTTTAAAATCAGTATAAGATAAAATGCGGCAAATCGCAGGAGGTGCCTATGTTGCAATCGTTAATCGGTCCAGTTACCGGGTTACTAGACAAGTTTATTCCCGATGCGGACGAAAAAGCCAAGCTGGCGCATGAGATCGCCACCATGGCAGAAAAACAAGCCCATGAAGCAAACATGGGTCAGTTAGAAATCAATAAAATGGAGGCGCAACACAGAAGCGTCTTTATTGCAGGCTGGCGACCGTTTTTGGGTTGGGGTCTATCTTTTGCCATGATATGGCATTTTGTACTCGTTCCTATGATAACTTTTGGTTTTGCTTACGCTGGGGTAGAAGCTCCAGAATTACCGGCGTTTGACATGGAAAGCCTAATGACTGTACTGCTTGGTATGTTGGGGCTTGGCGGCCTGCGTACTTTTGAAAAAGCAAAGGGTTTAACCAAATGAGTTTCAAGTTATCAAACCGCAGTTTAAGCAAGATGGACGGTGTTCACCCCAAGCTTGTAGAAACAGTCAAACGTGCTATCGAACTTACCAAAACAGATTTTGGTGTAATATATGGCGTTCGTACTTTAGAAGAACAGGAAGCCCTGTTTAAAAAAGGCGCTTCAAAAACAATGAAATCGTACCATCTCAAACAAGAGGATGGTTATGGCCACGCTGTAGATTTGATGGCTTACGTGGGTTCACGTGGGTCTTGGGAACTGAACTTGTACGACGATTTAGCCGATGCTATGAAGGCTGCGGCAATGGAAACCGGTGCGCACATACGCTGGGGTGCCGCATGGACGGTAGATGATTTAAGGGGTTGGGATGGCACAATGGAAGAAGCCATGAACTCTTATGTGGATTTAAGGCGTAGTCAGGGGCGCAGACCATTTATTGATGGTCCGCACTTTGAACTGCGATCTGTCTGATATAATTATACTTTCTCCTAGCGCATCTTATACTTATTGTGCTAGGATATTATCAGACATTGTTTGATATTATGCGAGGAGTAAATGGATGACATTTATATAGCCGAAGCGGTCTTTCGAGTCTTGAGAGAAAGGCGTCAATCGGTGACGGATTTAATGATATATGGCAATGTTAAATCTATGGAGCAATATCGTGAGCTTATGGGCAATATGGAATGCCTAAATCACGTGGAACAGGAACTCAAGAGCCTGCTAGATAAACAGGAGCGATCTAATGACTAAATCAACAAAGATAGATTTGTCTGCCGCGCCAAATGCTGCTTTTAACATACAAGCAGAGTCTGGTCCGTCAGAACCTATCAAAAAACCATCAGAGGCTAAGAAAGACGATAAGCCTAATCTAGCTGATGCGTATGTAGAAAAGCCACGTCTCAATCCAGAGGCAATTGGTAAATCCCTTCTTGAAAGAATGCCGGAACCTACCGGATGGCGACTCTTAGTTCTTCCCTATCAAGGCAAAGCAAAAACCGCAGGCGGTATTTTCTTGCCTAACGAAGTTCAAGAAAAGAGTCAGGTATCCACGCAGGTTGGGTACGTTCTTAAAGTTGGCCCCTTGGCCTATGCGGACAAAGACAAGTTCCCATCAGGTCCATGGTGCGAAGCAAAACAATGGGTTTTGTTTGCGCGTTATGCCGGGTCACGTTTCCAAATTGACGGTGGTGAGGTTCGCATCCTTAACGATGATGAAATCTTGTCCACAATCTTGGACCCAGAAGATATACACCAATTAACGTAAGGAGAGACTATTATGGCTGAAGCCGAAAAAGAACAAGTCGAATTAGACTTGGGCGATTCTCAAGAAACCGAAGTAGAGGTAAATGAGGATCAAGTAGAATCAAACAGAGTCGAGACGGAAAGTAGCGACGACCAATTTCAAAAAGCCGAGACAGCAACGCAAAAGCGTATTGACCGGCTGACTAAAAAGATGCGCGAAGCCGAAAGGCGTGAGCAAGAAGCGATTAGGTATGCCCAAGGTGTACAAAGTGAGTCGCAACAACTCAAGCAGCGTATGCAAGCTCTGGACACTAATTACGTGTCTGAGTATTCAAATCGTGTCACCACTCAAATGCAGCAAGCCGAAGCCGCGCTTGCGAGAGCTATTGAGATAGGTGACAGCGCAGCGACTGTCGAAGCGCAACGATCTTTAACTAATTTAGCTATCCAAGCAGACCGCGCAGCACAAGCAAAAGCGCAATCTGCTCGTGCGCAACAGCAGGCACAAGCTGCTGCGCAGCAACAAGTACGTCAACCAATGCCTGCCCAGCAACCTAAAAGGCCTGATCCTAAAGCGGAACAGTGGGCCTTAAAAAACAGTTGGTTTGGGTCCGACGAAGCCATGACTTATGCCGCATTCGGTATACATAAAAAGTTAGTGGAAGAGGAAGGATTTGACCCGCAGAGCGATGACTACTATACTGAGTTAGACAACCGTATTGCTTCTAAGTTTAATACGGGTGCTACAGCTTCTAACAAACGACCCGCTCAGACGGTTGTAGGAGCTTCAAGGAACGCATCTGGGCGCAGTGGGAAAAAGGTTAGACTCACCCCTAGCCAAGTCGCAATAGCGAAAAAATTGGGTGTGCCGCTTGAAGAATATGCGAAATACGTGAAGGAGTAAATGATATGACAGAACAAACAAAAGATATGGGTTCCGCCATAAAAAGAACTTCTCGCGCAAACGAAACTAGGGAAAAACAGGCTATTCGTAAGCCATGGGCTCCCCCGTCAATGTTGGATGCACCACCTGCCCCTGATGGCTTTAAGCATCGTTGGATTCGCGCCGAAACGCGAGGATTTGATGATACAAAAAACATCAGTGCCAAAATGCGTGAAGGTTGGGAATTGGTCCGTAAGGATGAATACCCTGACTTTGAATCGCCAGTTGTCGAATCAGGTAAATATCAAGGTGTGTTTGGAGTAGGCGGATTGCTTCTTGCCAGAATACCGGAAGAAACTGTAGCCGAAAGAACCGAATACTTTAACAAACGTAGTCGGGATCAGATGGAAGCAGTTGACCACGATATGATGCGCGAGAACGCACACTCAACTATGAGGATCAGTAATGCTGATCGTCAATCTCGTGTAACCTTCGGTGGCCCGAAAAAATAGGGCTGCCCTAATTAGGAGAAACTAAAATGGCAAATCAAAACACTGCCTATGGTCTTCGTCCTATCGGGCTTAATGGCTCTGCGACTAACTCAACTGGGGTAACTCAGTACGAAATCGCATCCAATAACACCAATGCTATTTATCAGTACGCTATCTGTGTGCCTCTGGCCGCTGGCGTTATTGACCAAGCTGGTGCTACCAATGGTGGTACTACTCAAGCATTGGGTGTCCTGATGGGGGTGGAGTACGTCGATTCGGTTTCCAAGAAACCGGTTTTCATTAACTACTGGCCCGGATCAAATGCTGTAAGCGTTGACACAAATCATCCTGTCAAAGCGTTCGTAGCTGACAATCCAAACCAACTATTCAAAGTGGCTTCAGACGCTACTTTGACTGACAGAGCAACGGCTCAAGCCGCAGTCTTCGCGAATGCGTCACTTGGCACGTCTGCTAGGTCAGGTTCTACCGATACTGGTAGTTCAACATCCGCCTTGGGCGTTTCAACAATCAATACTACTGCGACGCTACCGCTTCGTATCGTAGGTATTATGGATGACGCAGCAAACAGTGATTACACTGCTGCTGGTATTCCTTTGATTGTGCGATTGAACGCTCATTTCAACGCACCAACCAGCCGGTTCGATTCGCAAACTACTGCGACATCGACAGGCATTTAAGGAGGGTTTAACTAATGGCTATTTCAAGAAGTCAACTAGCTAAAGAGCTAGAACCCGGCCTTAACGCACTGTTCGGGCTGGAATATAACCGTTACGAGAACGAGCATGGTGAAATCTTTGAAGAGGAGTCTTCGGACAGAGCCTTTGAAGAAGAAGTTATGCTTGGTGGTTTCTCAACTGCACCTGTTAAAGGCGAAGGCACTGCCATCAGCTTTGACGATGCACAAGAGACTTACACTGCTCGTTACACACACGAAACCATCGCTTTGGCATTCTCAATCACTGAGGAAGCCATTGAAGATAACTTGTATGACCGACTAGCGTCGCGTTACACCAAGGCATTGGCTCGTTCAATGGCTCAAACCAAGCAGATTAAAGCTGCCGCTATCCTGAACAATGCGTTCACGGCGGGTGCTTCTGCAATTGGTGATGGTGCAGCACTATGTTCTGCGGCTCACCCAAGTTTGTCTGGCAACCAGAGCAACCTTCTCGCCACAGCGGCTGACCTCAACGAAACTTCGCTTGAGCAAATGCTGATTGAGATTGCTGGTATGACCGATGAGCGTGGTCTAAAGATCGCTGTACGCGGCATGAAGCTTATTATTCCTAAAGAGCTTCAGTTCATTGCAGAAAGAGTTCTTAACTCTAACCTGCGTTCGGGCACTGCTGACAACGACAACAACGCCATGAAGAACATGGGTATGATTCCTGATGGAGCAGTGGTTAACCACTTCCTGACAGACTCAGACGCATACTTCATCAAGACTGATGCGCCTAACGGCTTCAAATTCTTCAACCGTTCGCCAATCAAAACGGCAATGGAAGGTGACTTTGACACCGGAAACATGCGCTTCAAAGCTAGAGAACGTTACTCTTTCGGAGTATCGGACTGGCGTTCCGTTTTCGGTACACCCGGAGCGTAAAAAGTGCTATAAAGGTTTTGTCGATGTTACATTGACGTTTCCTTGTGGACTGGAAAGGGGCAACGAAAGTTGCCCCTTTCTTTTTGTTTGTTATTAATGTAATCTATCAGTATCCCTGACAGCCGCATGGTGCGGCTGACTTAACCCACGACAGGAGATACATATGGGTACTACAACTTTTTCTGGTCCTATTAAGGCTGGAACCATCAAAGCAACCACGGGCACGTCCCTTGGTACAAACATCAAAAACACTGGCCAAGTGGTAATGTCTCAGACATTTGCCGCAAGTTTAGCTGGCGGTGCATTAGCTGCGTCTGTAACTGACGTTGTTATTCCTGCAAACTCTCAGATTATTGATTGCGTAATTGACGTTATTACCGCGTCAAGTGATGCAACTAACCTGAGTGTTGGAGATACCGTTGGCGGTGCAGCAACCTTAGTTAACACTTATGCTATTGGCACGACGGCGGGTCGTAAATACCCGACTACTCAAGCTGGCGGCACGTTAGCATGGGAAGACACCGGAACAGCAGACATTCGTTTGACTGTAACCACCTCTGCTGCAACTACTGCGGGTGAAGTTCGCGTTACTGTTTTGTATGCTCAAAACAACAACCTTGCTTAACGGGAGGTTTGTATGGCTGGTTCTGATGTAAAATCAAAACGTTTGACGGGCACGGGTTCTGCTGGTGTAGGACCTGCGCGTATTCGTCAGGTGCAAATCAAAACCGACACAGGATCGCCAAGAATCACTTTTACCGATGGTAATGGTGGCGCAACTGTACTGGATATGGATTTGGACGCTTCAGACACACACTCTGTAAACATTCCGGACGAAGGTATAAGGGTCAGTGACATTTATATCTCGGTGTTTACCGCGTGTACTTCTGTGACGGTGTTTCATAGCTAGGAGAAATTATGGCTACGACAAAAGACGCAACTCGCTTACCTTCTGGAAGGATTAAGTATAGAGGAGAGACTTTTGCGGGCTATAACAAACCCAAGCGTACTCCGGGAAAAGCAAAGAAAAGCGCGGTTCTTGCCAAAAAAGGCAATGAAATCAAGCTTGTAAGATTCGGGGACTCTAAGATGTCCATTAAAAAAGACCAACCCGGTAGACGCAAAAGTTTTCGAGCCCGCCACAACTGTGATACGGCAAAAGACAAATTTTCTGCTCGGTATTGGAGTTGTAAGGCGTGGTGAGGCTTGGATGAGAGTGGAAGAAGTTTTAGCTAAGTTAGAAAAGCACGAAGCTGAATGTAATCTTAGATACCAGCGGATAGAAGAACGTCTGGAGGACCATAAAAGCTCTTTAAAAGCTTTGGATGTCAAATTGTGGGCGCTGGCGGTGTTAATTTTAATTGCACCGTTTGTGCAGAAGTTTCTGGGGTGAAGATATGGCGTATTCCAAGAAGTCAAAGAAAGCTTCTTCTAAAAGTAAGGGCAGTAAAATATGTCCCGAAGGGAAAGCTTGGGCAGAACGCACTTTTGATACTTACCCATCTGCTTATGCAAACCTTGCTGCTTCTAAATACTGCAAGGACCCTAACTACGCCAAGAAATCAAAAGGTGGCAAAAGGAAGGGTAAGTAATGGGAAAGCTACAGGATTGGGTAGATGAAGATTGGGTCCGAATTGATAGCCAAGGTAACATCGCAGGCAAATGCGGCACTTCAAAAAATAAAAAGAACCCTGACCGATGCCTTCCACGATCTAAAGCACAGAGTCTCAGTAAGTCTGAAAGAGCTTCGACTGCTCGTAAAAAGAAGCGTGAAGGCTCTAAAGGAAAGCAAGTTGTTGCGAACACTAAAGCGGCCAAAGTAAAGAAAATGGCCACGGGCGGAGTTGTAGAAACAAGGCCCAAAAGACCGTTCCGCGGTAAATCTAAACCCGGAACCGCCATCGCCAGAGGTTGTGGCATGGTGATGAACAACAGACGCAAGCGCACAAAAGGCTCGGTGACTCAATCATGAACATGGCCTTTTACAGCGAACCAGTAGAAAAAGCCATTGTGCAAGAAATTTTACAGTGGTCTTCTGAGGCGTTAGAAACGCCAAGTCCTTTCTTTAATAACCTGCCACCATGTCCCTATGCGCGTAAAGCGTGGTTAGACGACAAAGTGGCCATCCTTTTTAAATACGACGATTCCTACCAAGTGCTGTACTCGTGCATCTCTCAGTTTGATGACACGTTTGATCTAGCCATTATTGTAGATTTAGCTAACGATAAAGAGCCTGAATCGTTTCATGAGTATTTTGACTCATTAAACGAATTTATTGCAGAGGGAACCTTTATTGATAAAGACATTTGGTTAATGGGTTTTCACCCAGACGACGAATTTTCAGAAGCAGCAGAAGCGACAGCGATAGAGCCTATCACTGATACCGAATACAGTATGATATTTGTTCAACGATTATCCAAGCTACAAGAAGCAGCAGACAAGTTGGACAAAAAAGGATATTATGATAGTTATGATGGCGAATATAATGCGTCAGACATCTTTAAAAGGCGTACTCAACTTTATAGGAGACTGAAAAATGGCAATGAAACCTCGTAAGAAAAAAGCTCCCGCAAAGAAAATGCGTGGCGGTGGAATGGTTAAGAAAATGCGTGGCGGCGGCATGGTTAAGAAAATGCGCAGCGGCGGCAAAGTGAAGAAAAAGTAAATGACTGTATCTAACAGCAAAGATTTTGAATTAGACGTAGCTGATTACGTCGAAGAAGCATTCGAGCGATGTGGTCTTGAGGTGCGTACTGGTTACGACCTCAAGACGGCAAAACGTTCGCTTAATCTATTGCTGGCAGATTGGGCAAACCGCGGACTAAATCAGTGGACGATCAAACAAAGGTCACAAGCACTGACGCAAGGCACCGGTGAATATGCTCTAAATGCAGACATTATTGACGTTTTGTCCGTTGTTATTCGTAGAGACGGCACTGACTACTCGTTAGAGAGGTTAAGCCGGGATGAATATCTGACAATTCCGACAAAAACGACACAAAGCCGTCCTAATCAATTCTTTTTAGACCGTCAATTGACGCCTAACTTGAAATTGTGGCCGGTTCCAGAGAATAGCACCGACGTTGTGTACTACGACGCGCTGACTAGAATGGACGATGCGGACATTTACACCAACACTATGGACATGCCTTTTAGGTTTTATCCTTGTTTGGCCGCAGGATTGGCATATTACATAGCTTTGAAAAGGGCCCCTAACAGGGTTCAGATGCTCAAAGCCGTGTACGAAGAAGAGTTTGACAGGGCTGCAACGGAAGATCGTGACAGGTCTTCATTTAACGTCGTACCTAAGTATGAATACTATAGGACGGGCTAATGGCTAAGTTTGCATCTGGTAAAAACTCATACGCAATATCGGACCGCTCTGGTTTTCGTTATCAATACAAATTGATGAAAAAAGAGTGGAACGGCTTGCTGGTGGGTCCAGATGAGTACGAACCAAAGCATCCACAGCTTGGTCCGTTTAGAAAAGTCGTTGATCCACAAGCTTTGCAGAACGCAAGGCCCCAGCCGGACAACCCTACAAGTGCTTTTTTGGTAATTACAACAAATGGCATTACATATTTGGGTAATGGTAACTGGAGTACCGGCGGAACGGCTGAAATGCCGTCAGAATTAGAGAACACCACTGCTTTACAAGGCGCAGTTGGCACAGTAACGGTGGTGACGCCATGAGTTTTACCTACGACGAGCTAAAAACAGCCATTCAGGACTATGCAGAGAACGATGAATCGTCCTTTGTAACGAATCTACCTGTGTTTATACGGCAGGCAGAGGAAAGAATCCTTAAAAATGTGCAGTTAAGCCTGTTTAGAAAGAACGTCAGCGGCAATATGACGCAGGCAAACCAGTATTTGGCTTGTCCTAGCGACTTTTTAGCGCCATTTTCGCTTTCATTTACAGATGCTAACAGCAACAAGGTATTTTTGGAGTTTAAGGACACCGATTTTGTACAATCGTTCAATCCAAACCCGGCGACAACCGGCGATCCGCGTTATTACGCGGTATTTGACGTTGATAATTTTATTATCGGTCCTACTCCCGACGCTGCTAGAGCCGTTGAGCTACATTACTTCTATAGACCGGCAAGTCTGACAGCAGGTGCTGGATCAGGCACTACATGGTTGAGCGAAAACGCTCAAATGGCGATGTTGTATGGCAGTTTGGTAGAAGCATACATTTACATGAAGGGCGAACAAGACGTTATGGCCCATTATGAGAAAAGATTTACTGAAGCGATGACAGGCATGAAAATGCTTGGTGAAAACAAAGAAGTAACCGATGATTATCGCACCGGAATGCTAGTGAGGCCGAAACAATGAGCTTCCCAGCATTAGAACTAGATTTGAACCCCGATTTTAAGGTGGAAGTACACACCACTCAAAACCGTGGTTTTACACCAGAGGAAGTGGCGGAGCGTTGCGCAGATAAAATTATCTCCATTAGCGATTCGGCAAACCCTGCAATACAGGCACAGGCACATGCCTTTCGTAAGCACATAGTTAAAGTTTTAGAATTTTACATGCGTGAAGCGATAAAAAGTGATAGAACCACCGTGTACAATGCGATTAAGGATTCTGGAAATCTTGAACTCGCTGAATTAATTAGGAGACTGTAACCATGGCTTTCAGTGGAAACTTCATGTGTACATCGTTCAAGAAGGAGCTATTGTTCGGTGTCCACGATTTTGATCTCGCCAACGGCGATACTTTTAAAATTGCTCTGTATACAAACTCGGCGTCGTTTGATGCGTCTACGACTGCGTATACAACCTCTAACGAGGTGAGCGGTACTGGGTATAGCGCAGGCGGAGGGGCGTTGACTAATGTTGACCCCACGTCATCTGGAACTACGGCTTTGACCGACTTCCAAGACGAAACTTTCTCCACGGCAACAATAACTGCGCGTGGGGCGCTCATATATAATACAACTCCAAACACTACATCCTTGTCGGTAACCAATCCGTCAGTCGTAGTTTTGGACTTCGGCGGCGACAAAACATCCACCGCAGGTGATTTTACGATTGTTTTTCCAACCGCTGATGCTAGTAATGCCATTATTCGGATAGCGTAATGGCCGATGTTATCGTCCCAATAGGCGGCTGGGGCCGCTCTGGTTGGGGCGAGGGTCCGTGGTCCCAAAGTGGGTTACCACAAGCTGCGGGCTCAGTAGGTTCCGTAACGGTCACGGCAGATGCCAATGCACCGGTTACAGGCCTGCAAGCGACTGGAAGCGTAGGCAGCGTCACAATAATAGGCGTTGCAAATGTTACAGTCACGGGGGTTGCTGGCACGGGCCAAGTAGGCAGTGCTAGTGTAACGGCAGACGCCAATGTAAACGTCACAGGTGTGGCGGCTACAGGCCAAGTCGGTTCGGTTACCACCACTGGTGATGCGAACGTCCCGGTTACCGGATTAGCCGGAACAGGAGCAGTAGGCTCCGTATCGGTTACCGCAGATGCAAACGTTAATGTTACGGGTGTGTCAGGAACAGGAGCAGTAGGCTCCGTAAGCGTTGTAGCAGGCGCGGATGTTCCCGTCACAGGATTAGAGGCCACTGGGTCTGTTGGTTCCGTAACGGTTGTTGCAAAAGCCAACGTCTTCCCAACAGGTCTTGAAGCTACTGGTCAGGTAGGCTCTGTCACCACGAGTGCCAAGGGCAACGTGCCAGTAACAGGTCTGTCTGCGACAGGAGCCGTTGGATCAGTTTCAATAAAAACTGGTCAGACTATTAACGTCGGCGGAGTCAGCGCAACAGGCCAAGTAGGTAGTGTTGATGTAGAAATTAACACTGTTATAAATGTAATAGGAGTCAGCGCAACAGGTAGTGTTGGAAGTGTACTGGTTTACGGAAACATTGTCCCCGGTCAAAATCCGGGTTATAGTGAGATTAATGTTAACCAGTCGCCATCATGGTCGGAGGAAGAACCAGCCCAGAGCGCAAATTGGACGCAAATAGCAGCGTGAGGATAAATTAGATGCCAAGTACCTATACAGTTAACCTCGGTATTGAAAAACCGGCTACTGGTGAGCAGTCGGGTACATGGGGCGATACTACAAA